CATTGCAACCAAGACATATGCACTCACACCCAATGCTATTCCATGGGAGAAAGAAGCATACTGGGCAGGTAAGACAGCCCATATGACTATGAAAGCACTTCAATCGTGTGCTCGTGGCAGTATGTGGACAGAATATGAACCGACACCTATGACAAGAGAGTGGTTAGAGAATAATGGATACATCAAATAAACAACTTCTCATTCTATCACACAAGTATGGCACAGAGAAAGACCTCTACTTCCAAGTCCCGCAAGAGTGGAACTGGAAAGAAGGTGACACAATCATCTGGGAAATCCAAGAGGACAACAGCATCATCCTCAAGAACAGCAGGATCACTCAAAAAGAATCTAGGCACCCTTACGACGTTAAAGAAGAAGAAATCAACGACTACCTCAACCAAAGCCACTGGCAAAACCAAGAGTGGACGTGGTAGTACAAAGATTACTATCCTACAATCACGTAAGAAGGACTTGTTTCCACACATGGGTATGTACAGATTCCCATATAGATTTGAACCTGCACCTGAAATACAGGACAAACTCAATCTAGCATGGTTTGATGAACACTATGGTGAGGAACGTATGAAGGAACACATACGTAAACATAAACTCAAGTCACACCAATACAAGGCATATGTCAACTATTGGTGGTTGAAAGATCGTAAATGATGTGCTATAATTAGTACAGTTTACATCTCAATTCCATGAACAAAGAAGAGTTTAAGAAAGAACTAGAGGAACAAAAGAAATTGGAATTGCAAACAACTGGTCATAGCTCTCTTACAACACAGTATGATGATGCTACATATGAACCAGTAGACATTGATTACACAACACAATCATGACAACAACACACTCACAAAAAGGTGACTTACATGAGGAGTCATTAAAGTATCACCCACAAATCAAGAAAGCATATCCTAATCTGGATCATGACACCATGGACAGAGTTGCAAAGTATTGTGTTGTATATGCCAAGGATACTACAATGAAGAGTATACGTCAAGCATTGAATGAATGGCAATCTGTATTTGATACTGATCTACAATGAACACAGAAACATTACTCAGAGTATACAAAGCAGTGACACGTAAGCAACAGGTAAAGCAACAACCTAAACCAGTACGTACACATTACAATGCTCATACCTATGGATAACATGATCATTTACGAACTAGTTTACAAGGATGGAATGACTCATTCGTCAGATAATTATGACCTAATTAAACAGATCTGGTACAAAGACAAAGAGCTTCTGTCACATGTTGAAATACGTGATACTAAGACAGGTTTCCGCTCCAGTCATAGCAAGGGGTTTGGAAAGGTAGTATAGGGTAGTATCCAAATGTTTAAAAATGTTTAATTAAATATGTGTAGGTTCTGTGTATTAAGTGTAAATGTTGTGTAACGTACGGAGTTGTTGTTGGCTTAGCGAGCACACACACGAAAGTCAAGGGAGGATATCCGAAGTCTTGAAATCCACACATAACTCCCAAATACTTGCATTTCTCGGATTTTCCAGTTATAATAAAAACAAGAAAACACAAAAAGTCAGAAAATCAGTTTTTTGAGTTTTTAAGAGTTCTTAAAAAGTTGTTTTTTTCACTTTTTGAGTTTTCTCCACTTTTTTATAATCTCATGTTTGTGAAAACCTACGAAAACCTTGACAGTTCAGCATTATACCGCATAAAACTGGGCGAGAATGTAGTATTTGTTACGTATAATAGTAATATTGACAAAGAATACGAGTTTTCGTGTCAAAACTGTGACATTTTTGGCGAAAAACTGTCAAAAACCCTAAAAAACAAAGAATCACTGGGCAAACTACTACATAGGTCCATTAAAGAGGAAGAACTAGTACCAATCACTAAATAAACTACTGTTTCAGAGGTAAATAACCGATATAACCCATGGGCAAACGTCTTAGGGACGACAATGACTACGAGTTTGAGGATTTTGGATATACGATACAAAACAGAAAGAGAATCACTAAGAAGAAAGTACCAAAACTGAAGAAAGAGTTCAAGCAGAGCTATGACACTTCAGAAACTGACCACTAACTATACCAAACCTAACCTGATTTGCTATTATATTAGTAGATCAGGTTTTTTTATGACTTCTACTAACTACGACATCATTAATCCCAGAGATGCAAAAGAGTTCATTGACTATGTTGACTCATTCTATGGCACTAATGATCCTCTTTATCCTATGATGTGTAATGAGACAAAACAACCTCTCAACAAACATGACATATTCTGTGCAACTCGCACATATATTGAAAGGATTGAGAAAGGTGATCTTGAATATGCACATTACACATGGGGTGGAGGTGATTCATTAGACCGTGAGAGAGTCAGAGACATATTACTAGAGGATTACAATTACAAGTACGTGCCACAGACAGTTTAATAAGTGGCACATAGCTCCACACAGTCCCGCTGCTAGGGACTATAATAAGAACATAAGCAAGGTTGCTCACATTCACAATCGCTGAGGGATACCCTCCTTGCTTAACATTCATTTAATCTTCTTTCTTTACTATGGGCACACGTTCACGCATTGGTTTAAAACTCACAGATGGTTCTATCATCTCAGCTTACCATCATTGGGATGGATATCCTGAGTGGTTAGGCGTTACACTTAAAGAGCATTACAACACCCGTGAGAAAATAGCTGAACTCATTGATGGTGGCAATATGTCATCATGTTACTCAGATAATGAGTTTGACTATGAGAAACAAGAATTTATTAAAAGAGATCCCGCACCTAGTTACTACGGCGGAGATGATGAAGCACCACGCATTGACAAGAATTTTGCTGACTATGCACAGAATGCGACAGCTGGCGAGGAATTCTTATATGTGTTTGATGAAAACATGTGGAAAGGATTCTCAATTGATCACAAATATGATGATGATTACAACATGATTGATTTTACATGCAAGGCAGTTGTTATCCCAGAGCCAGAGGACAGTTGAATTAGTGGCACACCTAGGATTGTATTTTGATCCTAGGTGACTATAATACATGTATACACATAAAAAACTCTTTCTCTTATGTCATTTTTTAAACACGTATCACTTCACAAATACGATCTTACAGACAGCGGCGTATCTCAGGCATGCTACGATGAAATCACCACAGAACTAGCAGATGCTAAGAACGCTCTTTCAGAGGATCAGTTAAGACTTCTTGCCGATGACATGCGCGAGAGATTCAAGGACTACATGAGACCATTATTCGCTTAAGGAGGTACCAGACATGCGCGACATTTACCAGTACAACCTAACCTCAGATGAGGATTGCTGCTTGATGATGATGCTAGAGTTCTTTGAGGACCTTGGATTACCTGATGATTTTGATCAGGATGCATTTGAATCACTATCCTCTAAATTCTACGCGAATCTCAAATAGAAATCAACTAGTTATGTGCCACTTTAATTAGTGGTACATGGCAGCTTCCTTTATGTGTTCACTGCACTATAATAAACACATAAGCAAAAAACTCTTTCTCTTATGCCTAATCATTGTTCAAACAGAGTAACATTTTACTCAGAGGATACAACAGTAATTCTCAGACTACACGAAATCTTTTCAAGAGCTCTTGATGAGAATGACAAAAGATCAGTCTTTGGTGCGTTCATACCTGAACCAGACTGGACAAAGACACCACTTAAAGAAGGTGAATTGCAACAGTATTCATTCTCAGATCCTAGAGGTCAGGTAGGCGAACTGCCTGAAATGAGTGATGAACCATACATGGGTTTACGTTTCAAATCTACAGGTAAGCAAGATGATCGCTGGTATGACTGGAGAAATCAAAATTGGGGTACTAAGTGGGATGCGTACTCAATGTGCGTTGATGACGACAGTATGCCTAATGGTTTTGAAGTAGAATTTGAAACCGCATGGTGTCCACCTGAACCAGTATGTCAAGCAATCAGAGAGCAATTTGATGACCTTTGCGTCTCATGGTTCTATGATGAGCCAGGTTGTGAGGTTGCAGGTTATCTATAGACCAGTTCACAAAGTGGCACAGAGGTTGTTGATTCAACCTCTCAATCCACTATAATAAACACATACACAAAAAACTCTTTCTCTCATGCGTAAAATTGAACAACTAATGAACAACAGTATCAGAAACCGTCAGGATTTCTGCTACTCAAATACCATGGTCACACACAATGACGGTGACGCATACGTTTATCTACACGGTAACCACATTGCAACAGTAGGTGACACATTCCTTACTATCTTTGACGGCGGTTGGCAGTCAAATACTACTAAGTCACGCCTTAATGCATTAATCAACGAATTCTGTAATGCATACACTGACGGCGTATTCCAGCAAAACTGGTGCTGGTTCATTAATACCGCTGATGGCGTTCAAGACTTTGTAAACGGTTTCACATTTGGAGGTAAGTAATGCATGACAAATATTGGAACATATGCTCTTTTCTCAATGATGAGGAGGTGCATAAGGTCTGGGACATTATTGACAATGCCTTGGATCGCAGCGGTTGGGTTGGCACCGCTGATGATGCTGAACTATCAATCAGGTTGTACGATCCTAACCTGAAGCAAAACATTGACTCAGACACTAGTTATGAACCTGAACCCTTTGAAACCGATCACCCGCTATTTTATGACCATTAAGTACAACCGCGCTCTACTAACTGAACTCAAGGAGTTTCTAACAGAGCGCATGGTGGATAATATGTCCACTAAGGACCTAGAAGACTATGTAAGCAATGATTTGTTCAATTACTTTGACAAGTTAGGTGAGCATGAGTTTTTAGAGGAAGCTCGCAATTATTGGGACGATTCCTTTGACGATGTGGTTGCTGAAGTTAAAGACTATATGAAGTGCGACTTCAAGCAAGAACCACGGGAGGTCCTTTGATGCCTTCTCATACTACACCACATCACCCAATTTATACATACGGTAGTCCAGCTAGCAAACTGTCCACTTACATGGGCATTTATGAACTAGGTGCTGCTATAATTAAACTAGTTAAGAAACACACATGACAGAGCATCCAACACCTTGGGCAGTCCAACCAGCAGCATGGTTCAATTTTGATCCTGATGGCGTGGTATACTGCGCAGACATTGAAACCGCCTATCGTGTTGCAGGTCAGCTGAAATCCCGTGAGGGTGATCAAATGATCTGGAAGATGACAGCAGGCGATCCAATCCGTTGGGTGCGAGTCTATCAGGACGAACAGGTCTCAGCTGTGACAGTACAAGATCTGTCACACCTCTTATAGACAACCGCTGCCTATCGGTTATAATAGGTACATAAGCAAAAAACTCTTTCTCTATGTCAACACTACATCATGAAGAAATCTTTGAAACAGTCCTAGCAGAAGCAGAGGAGAATTTCAGAGTACATAACAAACTTTCACAGAAAGACCTTGATGAACTTATTGTAAGGTCAGCAGGTGTGAGAGACGCCATCACCAAACAGGCAGCAAAAATGTTTGACGAGAGGTGCATATAATGATTCAGAAATTTATTGAAGTCCCAAACACAGCGATTAAAGAACCCGTTCCTTATGGTTCTTTCGCTTATGATATGCTCTATGATATGTCTTTGGAGCATGGGTTCGCACAGTTGGTATGGTACAGTCTAAACGGTACGCGAGTTGTTGAGGGTGAGTACGGTGACATTCCTTAAAGTGTCACACACCCTATAGACCTCTAGCCCTGATCCGCTATAATAAAGACATGAACAAAACAACACCACTCAAAGCATACTACAACGGAGCAGTCCTCATGAACGAGACTGCAGCAAATGATCCTGTAGTTCGTGCAGCACTTGATGCGATGGCAGCAAGGAATTTTGAAACCCTATCCGCACCTGTTGGCAGGTGGTACATCTCAGACAGACACTAATGAACATTCCAACCTACGATTTCCCACAGTCACCAATCCTACTCTTAGGATTCGCTGGCATTGTGGTTGCACTCATCACCCTTTACGTGGTTAACGTTAAGTACTTCAATTCACCTCTAAACAAATGATTAAATCTTTCATCATCACAGACATTGAATTTGACACTAAATTCAAAACACCTCAAGAGGTTAAAGATCTGGAGGACAAAGCCCTTAATGCTCACGGGGTGTGGCAGATGGAAGGCGACACTGCGGAACACTGCGAAGCAGGCATTTTTGACAAGGTGCAAGACTACATGGGCGTCTACCTTACTAGTCTAACATATGAGAAGAACAAACCACACGCACTCACCAGCTACATGTGACAGTTCAACTAGTGGCACACGGGTGATTGCACTAGTCACCCCATCCACTATAATAAGTACATAACAAACAAATCTTTCTTTCTCTCATGACCGCAACTTACCAAGCAAACCTACTCACACCTGACACAGAGTACAATGGTTGGACAAACTACGAAACATGGAACGCTGCCTTATGGTTAGGCAATGACGAGGGTCTATATGACATAGCACGCAGAGCGATGGACTGGGATCATCTCCTTGAGATCTTCACATCATACGGATGCGAGACAACTGGCGACGGTGTAAGATGGGATGATCCAAAGATCAACGCAGTTGAGATGGACGAAATGCTAGAGGATATGTAACCTCTAGCTCTGTGTCTGGGCAATGCCAATAAGTCCCAGTACGCGGTAGGCACGGGTGATCACATCAGACTGATCTTTAAGGCGAACCTCTACCGCACCCCACACAGAGAAAGAACACTAACGGGCAGTAATATGCCCGTTTTTTATAGCCCTTTGACCCGCCAAGCGATGATGGGACTCCTAACCATTCGCTAACCTACAAAAGTATCCAGACGAGAGATAAATAATTTTGAAAATTGGTTTTTCAAAACCTTGAATTCTAAAAAAATTTTCCCGCAAAAAAATGCCTCAAAAAGTTGACTTTAGTGATTACGATAAAATCCTTGCAAACTTTGATGATTTCTGCGACGAGTTTGAAAGCCGTGCAACCAACGCTTATATGAAAGGAGATCAAAATGATGGAAGAGTTGTCAGTGAGATTGAACGAGTTGGAGCAAACACTCCTATGGCAGTCAGAGAAGTTGAACACCCTAGAGAAGACGTTAGAGAAGCTAGCAAATCCGTCGTTGATGTACAAGCGACCGACCTCTGAAGATTACGAGACAGTGGCACAGACTCTAGACTATCTACATAATAATGTGGAAGGTCTCAAAGGAGATCTGTTAAAAATAGCAAAAGTGGTATAATGCCAAACCTCGTAGGACCTCAGACAATAGATACGCAATCTAGTGATGGAACTTGTATATACAATGCATCGCCATTGGGAGGTACTCCAACACCCACTACGGTAATGGTAAACAATCAACCGTTGTTCATATATGATGAAACATCGGTACCTGCACCTGTGGTAGGTGTAAAGATTAATCCACTCAGTCCCTTACCATGTCAACCAGGCACTCGGAAGGTTCGTCCACTCGTGAACACAACTGTCAGGATTAACGGACGTTTACCTTCTGTTACTGGGGATGATGCACAGTTAATCGTAGGAGGTACGCTGAGACCCTTGACAGGACCGTTCCAACATCCTACAATAGTAATTGGATCCAACGTAATTAATTAAGTATGGCAAAAGCAAAAGCAGGACTCTCTGGCGGAGCTACCATTGAGTCCAAACCCAAGAAGACCCGACAGGGTTCTGGGAAGCACACAAAGTATGGTGCAACATCTCGCAACGCACAGAATAAGCGTTACCGTGGACAGGGTAGAGGATGAAGTGTTGGCACTGTGACACAGAACTCATCTGGGGTGGTGACAATGACTGTAGAGATATCACAGAGGAGTATTCCTTTGTGACCAATCTACACTGTCCCAGATGTGATTCGTATGTAGAAGTTTATTATCCAAAACAAGACAAAGGCTGTTGGCAATGAATCTGATTTGTAATTTACCGTGTGAGAAGGTTTGGGTGCGTAAGGAATATCTTCGTGATCATCAGGATGGTCATGGAGAGTTTGTAGAGGGCGTATGGGTTGCTGCGAAGAGTATACCTGGTCGTGCATTCTACTTTGAGACGTATCTACCTGAGTATGGTGCGATGTTTGATAAACTACCTATAAGTGCTTTTCTCCGAGCACCGAAAACGCCGACGCCAGATATGAGTCTAGAGAATCTACAATTTTGGAATTGTATGGATTATGGTGTGATGGCTATTAATAAGGGTTTTGTTGCCTCTATGGATGCAGAGGTACGGACAAGAGACCATGGTCTGATGCGTGGACAGTATTTGTTTACTTTAGATAACTACCATGCGAATCCAGATGTGGTTGATAATAATGTGAGTGAGGTTCCACAGGAGCATAAGAGTCACAATTGCATTCAATTAGAGAATGGTCAGTATGCATTGTATCCAAATAATAGGATGCGTCTGTATGACCTCTCTATCACTCCACAAGAACCCAAAGTACCTGACTTTAAGGTTTCTACCATTGAGTACCAAGTAGAGGCAGGAACGGACTGGGGACGTTTAGGAGATACTGACGATTATTTCTGGGAAACACCTAATGAACGAAGAACTGCTAAGAACAAACCACCTAGTAGTGAGGAATTTCTTATCTAGAGAGTGGGCTGAGGAGTTATACGTAGATTTCCGCGACCTTGGACGTGTTGATTCCGCGTTCAAGGACGGATATAGCGGTCCTTGCTATTTCTATGAGAGTCCTGTGGGCGGACAGGAACTCCTGTACTATATGACACAGAAGATGGCGGATCATGTTGGTGCTCGTCTGTATCCGACATACTCCTACATGCGTTGTTATAACGAGGGTTCCTATCTTCCACTACACGATGATCGTCCTGCATGTGAGATTAGCGTCAGCATTCATCTAGGATCTGACAAACCATGGGCTTTCATTATTGAGGATCCTGAGAAGAATCAGAGGGAGATAATGCTAGAGCAAGGAGATGCTATCATCTATCTTGGTTGCGTGGGCACTCATGGTCGTAAGGATAAGTATGACGGAGATCATTACATTCAGGTGTTCCTACATTACGTAAGGAGCAGAGGATCTATGCATTGGTGTATGGGTGATCTAAATAGAACCAAGCTGCCAGATGGATGGCAGAATAAACTAGTTGATGAATACAAAGAGTTATTGGAGACAAACCATGGTAATTAAAGTAGACAAGTCAGAAGAGTTTATTCAGAGTGGCAGGAAATTAATTTCAGAATATGATTCTGAGAGCTACTTGAGGAAATCAAAGAAAATGAAGAACGAGGAGAAGGACGGATTTTTTGATAATGAGGCAGAGTGGGCGGACGGTTTCTGCGGTAAGTGATAAATAGAAACAGCCTATTGCTGTGTCTAAATGCCGAACTTTCAGACATTCAAGGACTTGAGTGTTACCTTTAAAAATCATCCTGTTACCAATGATTTGGTGACGGTGAAGGATAAGGGTGCGATTGTACAGGCAATCACTGGTTTGTTGCTTACGAGAAAAGGTGAAAGACCATTTCAACCTGAGTTAGGTTGTGATGTTCAGGACATGTTATTTGAACCTTTAGATTTTGCATCTGCGGGTGGTATCAAACAAGAAATCAGAGAAACTATTGAACGCTATGAACCAAGAGTTTCTGTAGCAGATATTAGATGTACACCTGATTTTGATAATAATGGTTACAATGTACAATTACAGTACACAATCATTGGAAGAGAGGATGTACCAATAGGAGTAGAGTTCATCTTAGAGCGTACACGATAATGCCTTATACTCAGGTTGCTAATTTAGACTTTGAAGATATCAAAGCTTCTCTCAAAGAATACATGAGATCACAGTCAGACTTTACTGACTACGATTTTGATGGATCTGCATTATCTACCTTAATTGACACACTCGCCTATAATACCTATTATACAGCGTTTAACACTAACATGGTAGTCAATGAACTATTCATTGATTCTGCCA